ACCAGCAGCCTCGTCATGATCACGCGTGCGCGTCAGGCTCGCACCTTGGGACTGATGCTCAATGCGCTCGGCCAACCGCTATTCCCGAATGTGGGAGCGACCGGTGGCAATATCATGGGCTTTACCGTCATCACTTCCACTAACGTGGACTATACGGAAGACAGCCCGCAGGAAGGCGACAACATCATCTTCCTGAATGCGCCGGATATCTTCCTTGCGGATGACGGCTCGGCACAGATCGATGTGTCGCGTGAAGCTTCGGTGCAGATGAACGATGCGCCGGATGATCCTGCGTCTGCTTCGACTGTCATGGTTTCGGCATTCCAGCAGAACTTGGTGTTCGTACGTGCAGAACGCTACATCAACTGGCTGAAGCGGCGCGCTGAAGCAGTCCAGTATATCAAGGCGGCCAAATACGCTTAAGGTTTCCTTCCGATCCTATAGCGTTTGAGTCGCATGGTGAGAAGACCGGGGCTTGCAGTCCCCAAGCCAATGGCTCCGGTCTTTTTCTTTTTTTCAAACGGAGTTCATCCCATGGCTGATAAAGTTAAGCTGGTCGCGAAGGAGCGTTTTACCTACGCTGGCAAGAATGTCGAAAAGGGTGAGGAGTTTGAAGCTGGCGCGGAAGATGTTGGGTTGCTGACGGCAGCATTTCGGCCGATGGCGGAGAAGAAGGGCAATGATGTTAGTCCGCTATCCACCAAGGACTTGCCGCCCGCCACGAAGCCCTATCCCACCGCTTCTATTCGCGCTGGGGAAGCTACCGGCAAAGCGACTAATAAAAATTCAAAAGCTGAAGGCGCGGCCAAGTATTCTCGCCGCGATATGAAAGCCGAAGACTGATATGCGCCTCCTAGGCTGGGACATAACCCGGAAGGCGGCGCCTCCGGTAACGCATCCGGTGAACGACTTCAGTCGTGGCTGGTGGCCGACTATTCGCGAGCCATTTACCGGCGCATGGCAACGCAATCTTGAGCTAACCAACGAATCGGTTTTGACCTATCACGCGGTCTATTCATGTGTGTCGCTTATTGCTTCGGACGTTTCTAAATGCCGGTTGAAATTAGTACAGCAAACTGAATCCGGCATCTGGAAAGAATTTAGTTCTGGTGCATTCTCGCCGGTCATTCGCAAGCCAAATCATTATCAGAACAGAATCAAATTTTATGAACAATGGGTGATGTCAAAATTGCTGATGGGGAATATGTATGCGCTGAAGGCGCGTGATGAGCGCGGCGTTGTCGTAGCCTTATATATTCTTGATCCGGCACGGGTTAAGGTGTTGATCGCGAGCGATGGCTCGGTCTGGTATGAACTGAATCGCGATAATCTTAGCGGTTTAGACAGCGACCTCAACATCACTGTCCCTGCCAGTGAAATCATTCACGATGTAATGACGCCACTCTATCATCCGCTGTGCGGCGTCTCGCCTCTGACCGCCTGCAATATTCCCGCAGCGCAGGGCCTTGCCATCCAAAACAATTCAGGGAAATTCTTTTTGAACGGCTCTATGCCGGGCGGCATTCTTACTGCGCCCAGTCATATCGATGATGAAACAGCAGCACGGCTTAAGCTCCATTGGGACCAGAAGTTCAGCGGAAATAATGTTGGCAAGATTGCCGTGCTCGGTGATGGCCTTAAGTTCGAACAGCTTTCAATTCACGCGGTAGATGCGCAGTTGATCGAGCAGTTGAAATGGTCGGCTGAAACAGTTTGCTCTACCTTCCATGTGCCACCTTTCATGGTCGGCGTAGGTGCGGCGCCTGCTTATAACAATATCGAAGCACTGAATCAGCAATACTACTCGCAATGCCTGCAGAAGTTTTTTGAATGCATCGAGCTTTGTCTGGATGAGGGGCTAGGGCTCACTGAAGCTGGCGGCACAACTCCTTATGGTACCGAATTTGATCTTGATGATCTGCTGCGCATGGACACTCGCACGCTGGTTGAAGCGGAGGCGCGGGCCGTTGGCGCTGGCATCAAATCCCCGGACGAGTCACGTAAGCGGTTGAATCTTGGTCCGGTCAAAGGCGGACAGACACCGTATCTGCAGCAACAGAATTATTCACTTGCCGCACTGGATGAACGTGATCGCGGTGAAAATCCTTTTGGTAGCAACAAGCCGGAGCCGACGCCTGCCGCGCAACCTGCTGAGCCCCCTCCGGAGGAACCGGAAGCAGAGAAAGATGACGTAGCAAAGCGACTGGTTATGGCCTTACAGGCGAAAATAACTCATGAAGCCAGCATCGCAACTTGAGATTGATCACACCGCCGATGTTCTTTGGAGTGTGATGAAAACCTACCTTGCCACCACAATGGCAACGCAGGCGCTGGAAATAAAACAATTGAAGGAGCAACTGACTTCGCTGGTGGAGCGGGTCAAGGTTGCTGAAGCCATCACGCTTGTCCATGGCAAGGACGGCGCCGATGGTCTGCCCGGCAAAGATGGTGCGCCCGGTCTTGATGGAAAAGACGGCGCCGATGGTCTTAATGGCAAAGATGGTGTTGACGGTATCAATGGAAAAGATGGTGCGGACGGAGCACAAGGTGAACCCGGCTCGACGGGTCGCGACGGGATCGACGGGATACATGGCAAGGACGGCAAGGATGCAGAGCCGGTAGATATGGAAACGGTGCTGGCCACGGTGAAAGAGGAAGTTGTTTTGTGGCTGGAAGCTAATCCGCCGAAGGATGGCGCTCCGGGTCGTGATGGGATTGATGGAATGCACGGCAAGGACGGTGAAATTGGATTGACTGGCAAGGAAGGAATAGCGGGGCGAGATGGTATGCCGGGTCGCGATGGTATGCCGGGACTTAATGGCAAGGACGGCGCTCCCGGCTTGCCCGGTAAGGATGGCGCGGACGGATTGAGCTTCAAGGAGGCGATCCGGTTCGAAAGCGACCGTCAGTATGGTTTCGATCTGGTTTGTGCGGACGGCTCGATCAATGAGCTTCGGTTTGATAAAGGCACCTTGGCCGATACTCATTTTGGTATCTGGAAAGAAGGCCATTATTTGAAAGGCTCAATCACGACCTACGCTGGCTCGTTGTTTCTTGCTTTCAAGGATACCGATGGCAAGCCGGAGGTTTCGCCGGACTGGAAGCTGATCGTTAAGCGTGGCCGTGATGGCAGGGACGGCAAGGCTGGAGCGCCCGGTGTTCGTGGCGAGCAAGGCTTGCGAGGCGAAAAGGGCGAACGCGGGTTCGGTGGATTATAAAAAATGGGAACACGTATCATCGTTCCGCCAGCGAGCTATCCGGTCTCACTTTATGAAGCCAAGAAGCACGTCAATGCTTATGACTTTGATGATGATGATGAAATTATTAACCTGTATATTCGAGCTGCTACGCTTAACGCGGAGAATTTTACTGGCCGTGCTTTTATAGAACAGACGATAGACTTCTACCTTGACGGGTTTCCGGCAAATCAGAACTACATTGAAATTCCCAAACCACCGTTAATCGAGTTTGGTGGGGTTTATTACAGTGAAGGCGCAGATGCCGAGTCTGAGTTTGATGCTGGTTCTTACACAATTGATTATGCGAGTCAGAAGGCACGGGTGAGTAGTTCGGCTTGGCCAATGACTACGTCGTTTCCTAATTCGGTTCGGATGCGCTATCGCGCGGGCTATGTGGCGGATGCGGAAGCGTCTCCTTTAGTGGCAGCGGTCCCGGCGGATATTAAGGCGGCAATCCTGCTTATGGTCGGTACGCTATATGCGCAACGCGAAACGGTGGTAGTGGGCGCAGCGGTTAACGAGATGCCGTGGTCATCGGAGCATCTGCTGCGGCCCTATAGGGTTCACACATCGATCGGATGATGGACTGGTTGCCGGACTGGAGCGAGGAGGTTGTTGCGATTGTTGCGTCTGGTCCATCTGTAACCAGCGATACGGTCAATAAGCTGCAAGGGAAGTGCCGGGTTGCGGTCGTCAATAACTCCTATCAACTCGCTCCATGGGCTGATCTACTTTATGCGGCGGACGCGGATTGGTGGAGGGAGCACAAGGGTGCGAAGGAGTTTGGCGGATTAAAAGTAACCTGTAAGCCGGATACTGCGGTTGATAACGGAATATGCTTTGTAAATCTTTTTGGCCCTTTCGATACCGATCAAGATAGGATTTTAATGGAGCCTAAAGGGACGATAGGACGCGGCGGCAATAGCGGCTTTCAATTGATCAATATCGTTACACAGGCAGGTTGTAAGAAACAGATATGGATAGGCTTCGACTTTCAAGGCGAGCACTGGCACAGTCGGCATCCGCGTCCGATGAAAAATCCTTCGCAGCGGACGCTGGACAAATGGTGTGTTCGTCTAAATGGTCAGGCGCCCATTCTGATCGGGCTTGGTGTACGTGTCCTGCTTGTTTCGGAAAATTCAGCGTTGACTGCTTTCAAAAAGGTGAAGGAAGTTGAAGACGCTTTCGCTGAATTTGGTTTGTAACTTTGATGCCGCTGAATTGTTTATTCGCGAGGCGAAGTTGGCGCACGATAACGGGGACTTGAATCGATGCATGGCGTCAATAAAGCTGGTAGCGATAGCGTTGAACATATCCGGGGAGCCACGAATGGAAAAACTATTTCCGTTCGAAGCGGAAATAAAGGACTTGGAGACAGCCTCTATCTCCAAAGTGTAGTTCGGTATTTTGTTCAACAAGGTTATTACGTTGAAGCTTGCAGCCGGTGGCCAGAGCTTTTTATTCCGTTAAAAGATCGGGTGAAGGTCGTTCCGTTTAGGCGGGATAACATTGATCGCATCGCGCATTATTCGGTACGGATGCAGCACGGCTCGAACACAGATCAGTTTGTTGATTGCTGCATACAGGCGGACATTAAAGAGCCGGTTGAATTGAAGCTGGACTGGAA